GCACAGCCAATGCATCTCCCGAGCGTGGACCGAGTCCCACGTTGCCGTGCCGCCTCATTTCTGAGACGGCCGGACGCCCAGGGAGCACTTAGCTCCCACTTGCGGCCTTGGTAGGCCACAACCCCCCCGGTAGTTAAACCGGGGAGGCCCACCTGAGCTTTGTGTAGACGGCATCAGGACGTCCAGATCGGACCAAATGATCCCTGTCGACGAATGGCTCATCGCCGCGTTTAAGGAACCACTTGAGCAGGGAGCCCTCTCCCGACACGCGTGAGCGTGGCGGTTTGGACTTCACAACATACCCCTTTACCTGGGGGGCATGCGTGCTAGGGCTCAGTCTCTCGGTATCATAACCGAGAAACGAAACCCTACCCAGCACAGGTGAATTCGGGCCTACAACCGGGTACCAACCGCCCAAAAGGCGCCTGATCCCAGGATCCAGCCCGAACGACGTCTTCCAAAGGCCCGCCTGGTAAAGGCGATTCCTGAGGTCGACGAGGGCAATCACATTGGTCGAATCCACACGTGAGGACGGGAATACGTGGCGAACACGGACTATGGAAACGTCCGTGCCATCGTAATACTCCCGCCCACAAGACTCTCGGAACTTTCCCGTTCCAAAAGACTTGGCCACGTTAACCTTGAGACCGAAAGACTCAAGATAGTGGACCACATGCTCCATGCAATCGACAGGGACAATGATGTCGTCCCCGTAGACGCGCACCGAGCCAGTCAGAGCCTGAAGGCTCCTCCTGGTCAACTGGTGACCTTGCGCTCTCTGCACTCCTAGGCAGACCACGGCTAAGAAAACCATGGCCTCAACCGGGAAGCATAGCGCAGAACCCATAGACGCGAACTTGGCAAGGCGAACAACGCCTTTACCAGGCACATCAGCCTTCCGACTCCGTGTGGCCTGCACGGCCTCACCTAGGTGAGGAAATGTAGACATAAGGAGCCGTACATGCTGATTAGAGACGCGATCGGAAGCCTCAGACAGATCGATTGTTGCCAACCGTCCATCCAACGACCCCTCACGTGCAAGATCCCGATTAGGATCCTGGTCGGTGAATCCGATCAGACCTCGCGTGATTTTGTCACGCTCCAGTCCTCGCACGAGAGCCTCAGAGACAGCCTGCTGCATATACTGCATGCAAGTTGGCTCCACGGCAATTACACGAGGCGTCTTCAGCGTTTTAGGAACAAGAATGACCTTGACAGGTCGCTCTCGCCCAGGTTCGAGGAAGTCCGTCTTCTCGAGGCGGTAGTTATACCGCCAGTTCGGGAGGCAGTAGTCCCCATAAGGGAAGACTGTCTCCAGACGAGTAGTCCATTCAGTCTGGTCAAACTTTCCGTTACCGGAAAGCTTGTCAGCCGTGGACCCGGGACCATGCTTGGGAACAAGCGTGCCGTCGTATACCTCACGGTCTACGTCGGCAAGCACATCGCCAAACAGGCGGAGTGACATCACCCTAAACTCCTCAAGGAGGTCAGAGCTCATACCTGCGTCACTCCGACGCACTTCCTTCTCACACTCGACGTACTTCGCAATGGCGCCAGCCTTCCGTGCATCACTGCACTCAAGCTGGATCTTACCAAACATCAACGTAAGTTGACGCATGGCATAGATGGAATCCACGCTAGGCGAGTCGAGAAGAACACCAGTACTCCGATCAAACACGAGATCGAGGAAACCTCCGAGAAATCGGGGGAGCCCGCCTCTTCGCCTAAATGCGGCAAAGAGGTCGCGATCGACGCGACCGCGGCTAAGACCTTTTTCGAGGTCCTTGCCGAAGTCAGTCAGGGTGATCGTAAGGAACGACACCCCTTCGTGCTCAACGCGCGCCGCGAGCGTTTTATAATCGCGGCTGGTGCACACATGACACAGGGTCCCGACTTCTGTCAGGACCGATAGCCAGAGCTGTAACAGGCTTTTCAAGGTACCTCCTTATGGGGGGCTGACCTATCCTGCCTGTGGACGGCTCAATGAGCATCCAGACGCAAAACCCGAGGGCTACCAACGTGCAAGCAACCAATACCCAGAGGACGCTTAGGACCGAAATCCAAAGCACCCAAGAGGCAAGTTGCATGAGCACGGAGGGTTGACCTCTATGGCTTGCGTCAGTTCTGCCCACCGAGCAGCGCCGTCACGTTCGCGCCGGTAGAAATCGTGAGCCAGGCCACAAGCCCGTCCACGATCTGCTTCCGTTCCGCTACCGTAAATCCGGTAACGGGCTCGTCGACAACCAGGTAAGCACCCATGGAATACTGGATGCTCTGGCTGGAGATGAGCGGGTCGGCCGCAATCTTGCGGTACGACACGCGCGCGGTGCGTCGATTTCTCTTCGCACCGTACTGGTGACTGACCTCGAGCTTGGCGTTCCCGTCGTCTTTGGTGAAAACACCGGCCGACGTACCGGAACTCGTCCTCGGAAGAGAGACGGTCCCGATCACGGGGAATACCACGCTCTGCGGATCTGCGAATGCCACAGGAAGCTCCTTTTCTGTGTATAGAGGCGACTGGATGCCGCCCTATAGACGGCCGCGCTGGACTAGTCTGTCCAGTCACGGTTGCCCCTGGTAAGACCAAGGGCCGCGAGGATCGCGAGCTGCGTCGCACTAAGCGACGTATCGTCGATCCCGAATCCGTAAGGATTTGCAGCTATACGACGTTTGCGGGTGGAGAGGTCTAACCTCTCGCACACACCTCCACTCTCGGTGATCGTCATCTTCCAAGATGTACGCTTACGCTGTTCGCGCATCGCATACCCGTACTGCATCACCAAACCGTCGACGCCAAGGAGGGAGATGTTGTGAATCACATCTCCAGCATTGGTGAACCAATCGACGGCCCATGACCACGGGGCCAACTCCCAAACGACCTCAGGTGTTATCCTGGTGCCGAAAAGGTGGTTGGACAGGGACTCATAACGCCGTAAGCGACCCATGAACTCGGTATCAACCGGAACATGGTAGCGGAAGGCGCCAGAGAACCAGAGATCCGTCTCCAGTGTTGCTGAGACACTGCCAGGCCCTTGGCGAGAGCCAATAGTCTGACAATTTCCTAGCTGCTGGGCGGTTTCGATAACCGTGGGCGCAACGAACCTTCGCCTGATCTTGCGATCGGAATCTCTCACGTACTGATCAATCAGTTGACGTGACTTCCTTACGGAAGTTGCGAACGCTTGGAGATCGTTCACCAGAGGGAGCCACCCAAACTCGATGTTTAGGTATTCCGAACCAGCGCGTCGTGAGACGTCAACCTGGTCCCTTAAAGAGGCTCCGGGCAGGCGGGGTAATCCGTCTTGTCGCAGTTCGCCTATGGCGGTTGCGAGAGACGCATTGGGGTTTGTGGGAAGCACGGCGGCAATAGCATGAGTGCCAAAAGCATTCAATGCTGAAGTCGAAATGGCTGTGGTATTATCCAAGCCATCAGACACGACGCCGAACATCTGACCGAACGCTTGCGGCCCCCTGCAAAGGGGACCGTTCACGCCACCGGTCAAGGGATACGAGGTGCTGGTACGTAACAGCTCCATGTTCCCACCACAATCGCGCTCCGAATTGGAAGGCACGGGCCAATCGCCCTTATGGCACTGAGTAATAATCCACTCAGTGGTCAGCGGCGTGACACTTTTGTTCTCCCAAGCGCTGAAACCGTTGATCTTGGACTGCCATCTTACCGGCGGCCCAGATGCAAACGTTCGGGACTTTTTC